CCTCCGCTGATGGCGTCTGTCCGACGCCGTTGATGTTGGCCGTGCGCAAGGCAAAGTTGACCAGGTCACCGGCGGTCTGGATCAGGGGCATGGCTCAGGCGCTGAGCAGCGCGTGCCACGCGCCGGGAAACGACATGAAATCCGCCGTTTTCCCAGCCGCGATCGCATAGGCTGTGGTTCCGGCCACGCCGTTGATGGTGTCGGCGGTGCTGGCATTGCTCGAAAACACGTTCATCGAGGTGGCGCTGGCATTGATAACGGTTATCGCCTGGCCGCCATAGGCGACCGGCAGCGCCACGCTGTCGCCCGCCGTGCCGACGACGGTCACACGGTTCATCGCCGCGGTCAGCGGCACCGCCGCGGGCTGCAAACCCCCGGCGTGGGCCGTGATGTTGTTGAGGTAGGTGAAGCCGGCGCCGCCGCTAATCAGGCCCATGTCCTGTAGCCCGGTGCCGACGCCATACTGAGTGACAGGCATGTCGGCCTCCCGTTATGCGGACAGAATGAAACGCCACTTGCCTGACGTGCCCGCGCCGATGAACATCGCGGTTTTGCCGTTGGTCACCAGCTGCACCGCGTTGATCGCACCGGAGCCGATCGACTGGCCGGTATAGGGATACACGCCGACCGGCGCGGCGCCGTCGTTTGAGACATAGACCGGGATATCGGTCTGCCAGGGCGGCAGGATCACGCTGTCGCCGGAGGTGGCGCAGGTGGCAACCGAGTTATACCGGGTGGTCAGCACGACCGCTGTTGCCTGGGTGCCGCCCGGGGTCGCCACGATGCCTTCGGTGACCGTCGAGACCGCCGGGAAAGCCTGCGGAAAGTTATAAAGTGCCATGATGGGAATCCTTTACTCGATGTGCGCCCAACTGCGGCGCTTGCGGATGTCGCAGATAGTGCCGCGCGTCACGCCAAAACGGGGGCCGAGGGCAGTATGCGTCTCGGTGCTCGTCCTGATTTCACGCACGATGTCAGGCGTAATCTTGTCACTTACCCCCTTGCGAGGGCTTACACGCTTGGCTTTCACCCCCTTTTCGGTACCAAGATGCTGCCAGGACACGCGGGTCTTCAAGCTGCTGATAGTCTGGGCATGGACACCATAATCGACCGCAATTTGAGAGTGCGGCCGTGGATCGTTGAGGATTGCCTTGGCCTGTTCTTCGGTCAGAACCGCCCGAGGCTGGTTCTCGCCAGCCATCCAGCGGCCACGCCCTTTAGCCATCTTGTCTGCCATGTTCTCGGCTGTTGTGCCGAGGAACAGGTGATCCGGCCGGACGCAGGCCGGTGTATCGCAGGTATGGCAGACGCTCATCGTCTTCGGAGGATGCCGGTGGTGCAATGCGAAGCTGTAGCGATGCGCTCTGAGATAGAGAACGCCGTCATGCTCGGCCTTGAAGGCACCGTATCCGTCCGTATCCTTGCCCGATTGCCATAACCAACAGGTTTCGGTCTTTTTAACCTGCTTCCAGAAGCGCTCTTCATGCGTGAGGTGCCGCCATCGCCAAGCGGTCGTCTGAGACGCGACCGGCGAGCCATACTTCTATGTGCGCCGAAGGTGGTTGATACATAGCCCCAGCGATATGGTCTCTTTCTCGCACCCCTTAACGCAGCAGACTACCCATTTGCCGTCTTCGTCCTGCATGGCACCACCTGATTTGTGGTGATATCATACATCCTCAGGACCAATTCAGCGAAACGAATAACCGTGTTAGTTATACGGACATTTTACTAGTGGTTATACTAGTTTGCAGCTAATCTGACCGCTAGTTGAGGGCGAATAGCCTGATAGCCGTAGAGTACATCAAATCGGCACGGAAACAAATCATTATTTATGTCATACATGCGGACCAGACGCATGCTGATCCCATCCATGACTTTCCGTGCCGCCATGTCCACGCCGCCGGGCATAACCAAATCCGCCGTTGCGATGGTAAACGCGTCTTTCGCATAGGCCAGGGAGATGCCGGAGGCGGTCGACGCGGTGCCGGCGAAGCTGATCAGCGCGCCGGCGGCGGGCGAGTTGGTGACGTTCTGCATGCCGCCCGTGGTGACGATCGCGGGGCTGATCGCCATGGTGCCGTTGCCGCCGGCATAGTTCGACGTGAGCACGAACTGCTGCAGGGTCGCGGTGCTGGCCTTGGTCTCGGGATGCACCCTGAACACGTTGGCGATGGTGAAGATATCGCCCGCGTTGCCTGCGCCGCTGCCGGTGTTGACGACCAGCGATGATCCGGTCTGGTTGGCGCCGTTGACCTGATACGTGGCCGATTCAGCGCCGCGCGTGTACTGGTTCAGGAAGGTGTTTTCCGCGAACTCAAACCCCGCCGTATGGCCCATCACGCCATCGGTGTACTGATCCGCGATCTGGGTGCTGGACTGAAACAGGCCCTTCAGGCTGTTGACCAGATCGACGTTATCCTGGGTGTTCAGCCGGATCAGCTTCTCACCGGGCGGTGCCAGGTTGTCGAGCAGGATCTTGCGTGCGCCGAGGATGTTCTGCAGCGACTGCGGCGAACCCTGGCCGTTCACCTGGTTATACACGCTGGTGATCATGTTGAGGCAATCGGCCTCGATATTCGCGGCCAATACAGCCATCGCCGGTTCGAGGATCAGCTTGCTGAAGTCGATAATGTTCAGCGTCAGTTCCACGCTGGAGAAAACGACATCCACGCCCTTCTGCGACGTCACGTTCAAGGTCACCTGGTTGTTGACCGTGGGCTGCGTCGAGAGCGTGGGGCCAGACCTGATCTGATACTGGTTCGGCAACCTGATACGCACCGACGTGCCGATCTGCGCGCCGCCGGCGGTGAAGCTGTCGTCATAGGCTCTGTTGATCGAGGCGATGAAGTTGCACTTCTGGTGGAGGATGGCGAGCGCGGCGTTCGTAATGATACTGGAATTAAGAAACGTATTGGCCATGGGAGGCTCCATTGAGAAGGACACGGCGTCTCGCGACGCTGTCGGCTGCCTTGCCCAAGGGCGGCCTACGGTTTGGCGTTAGCCTCAAAAGCCCGGGCGGACTCCTGATCGGGTTGTCTTGTTCCAATACTCCTTGAACTGCTCCGAACTCATCGTGGCCGGGTTGACCTCGCCACGCGGGGCGGTGTCGAGCGGCTTGATGGGCGGCGGGGCAGCCGTGGTGGCTTTTACCGGCGCCGGTGCGGCTGCCGGTGTCGCGATGGCCTGCGACAACTTCGCCAGCTCCAGCGCCATCCTGGCCGGCGGCAGCTTCAGGATGCGCGCGGCCTCCGCCGGGTGCTCCGCCAGGTCGGAGATGACCTGATGAGCCTCCGGCACTTCCCAGATCGTCGCCATGAAGGCGGGGTTATCGGCCGCGCCCATCTCGGCGATCTGGTTGCACCGCTGCGTGAAATCAGGAAACGCCGCATTGCCCCTGGCAATCGCCGCCTCTTGCTTTGCCGCCGTCTCCCGCCGCTCGATGAGCTGTGCGGCGCGCTGTTCCAGCTGTGCGTCGTACTCAGCCGGCGTTGGCTGGGCGTTCGGATCGCGTGGCTGGATGCGCTCGAGCTGCTCGCGAGCGGCCTGTAGCTGCCGCCTGGTCTCCCGCTGCTCGAAGGCCAGCTGCCGGATCGCCTGGTCGCGTGGATCAGGCTGCGAAGGTTTCGCCGGCGTGGACTCTTGCGTCGCGGGTTGCTCCTGGCCCGTCTCTGGAGCGGTCTCGGTCGCGGGCAGTTCAGCAGGTTCGGTCGCGGCCCCCTGTAAGGCGTTCTCAGTGGTCGTGTCGCTCATAGGATAGCCCCATGGAATAGCCGGTTAACCGACCGGTGGCGGTTCTCGCCGGGTGCGCTGCCCGGCTGAAACTGGTTAGGCCGCAGCCGGCGGCGTGTCGGTTTGCGCGGGCGCGGCCGGCGTGTTGGCGGCGACAGCGGCCGAGAGCTCGGCAGTGTCGGTGGTCAGCGCGGTGTGCAGATCGGTCAGCGCCTGCAGCTCGGCGGCCGTCGCCCCAGCCCCTGCGGCGGCATTGGTTGCGGCCTCGAGCTGGGTGGCAAAGCCGTTGATGAGGGCGGTGGCGGAGGTCGCCACCGTGGTGAGCGCGGCCACATCGGCCTTCAGTTCAGCGATATCGCTGTCGAGCGTCGAGACGGTCGAGGACATTTTCAGGATCTCCAGTTGGATCGACGCCAGGATGGCGAGGATCTGGTTGAGTCGCTTGCCGTAGCCGAGGGTCATTGGGCCGGGGCGCCCGGCTGCGCTTGTGCCGGCGCCGCGCCGTTCACGGCACCCGGATCAGGTTGCGCGCCCGGGTTCGCATCCGGGTCAGGCGGCGCGATCGACTGCGCGTGCGCCGCGTCGGCCGCGTCGTGCTCCTGCATGATCGGGAGCGCCGGCATCCCGAGCAGCTGCGACAGCATGCTGCGCACCAGCACCTTGGCCACCGTCGGATCAGCCGCCGTCACGGCCGCAAGCCGGTCGGTCTCGGCCCGGTAGTCGTCAATGCTGATCTTGCCGCCCTTCTCCTTGGCCTGCTCTTGCAGAATGACCACCTGCGCCTTGAGGTGGGCCACCTCGGCATCGGCCTGTTTGGCGATGTTCTGCGCGTTCTGGTGGGTCTGTTGCAGCTGCTGCTGGAGCTGCTGCACCTGCGGGCTGGGCCCGCCCATATACTGCGGCGGCACGCCACGCTGCAGCCGCTGCGCGAGCTGGTCCGCCAGCGGGAAATCCGCACTCTTGAACAGCAGGTCACCGGCGACATGCACCAGGTCAGGCGACGCCTGGATGATCTGCGAGATGGCGTTGTAGGCCTCCTCGCGCTGCGTCCCGAAGCTCGGCCCGACATCCGCCTCGACGTCATACCGCCCGATCTGGGGGTTGAAGATGATGCTCGGATCCGGCTGGGTCGGGTCCTGCTGCGCGGCCTGCGCCTGCTCCGGCGTCACGGGCTGCGGCGGCTGTCCGGGCGCTCCCGGCGGCATGATGTGCTGGTGCGGCACCGGCAGGCTGGGATCCACATGCACGTCAGATGTCGAGCCGTCCTCGGCCATGATCTTGATCACCCGCTGCACGTCGTAGAGCTTCGGGATCAGATCGAGCACGATCCGGCCGATCTGGCGGATGCCCTTGGCCTGGTTGTCTATGTAGTGATACGTCGCGGTGTCGCCCTCGCGCTGGCGCTGCTGGATCGCGACGCCGCTGCGCTCGTTGCCGGGCGCGCCCATTTCGGCCTGATACTGGCCGGAGACTTCCATCATGTCCTGGCGGGCCGAGTTCATCCCCTCCAGGTAGGCCTGGGCCATCACCGGCGGCTGGCTGCGCTGCGGCGCCTCCAGCGGCTTTCCGTTGACGTCCATGTGGTTGTAGACCAGCACACTGTAGTTCTGTGTGTTGGCGGTCTTCCACTGGTTCATGTGGCCTTCGACCGCGGCCGCGGCGCCGACATAGGGGCTCTTGCCCTGCAGTGCCACGTGCTCGACGGCCGAAGAGGTCCAGTAATTGTACATCTTCTGGGCGTCGATCAGCGCCCGGGTATGGCCCTTGCGATCCATCTTGCCGTCGATCACGATCTCCTCGCCGATGAACGGGACTAAGGGGATGTACTTGCCGGGCCAGGTCTTGCGATCGATGATCTTGCTGCCGGCCAGCTGATACCACTCGATCTCGGGCTCGGCCACTTTGCGACTGCGCTTGATCGGCAGCTGCGCCTTGGTGATCCCGGGCGGCAGCTTGCTGTCGCGCACAACGCTGCCGTCGTGCAGCTCGTGCAGCTCGTCGTCCTTGACGCCGCGGCGCCAGTATTCAGCCTCCCGCACATGGTCCTTGCTGTCCCAGTGCTCGGAATAGTCCATTGGCGCGGCATCGTGGCTGTCTACGTCGGGATGCGCCGCCTCGAACTCTTTCCGCGGCGTGTCGATGAACAGAAAGGCGAACCGCATGTCGGCCTTGTCGTAGTCCTTGGCGTCAGGATCGAGGTAGATCTCGCGCGGGTTCGGCACCCGGCGGATGAAAATCTCCTGGTCCATGCTCTCATCGTCGGCGTAGTCGGTCGTCACCCGCACGTAGCCGATGCCGCTCTCCACCTGGTGGTAGATCGCCGTGCTGTAGGCATCCATCGCCTTCGACTGATACTCGATGCGCCGGATGATCGCCGAAAACACCTGCGCCGCCTCGAACGTGCCGCCGCCGCCCGTGGGGGTCACCTTGATGGCGGCCTTGTGCTGCCTGGCGTCGTTGACGACGTGCAGATTGTGCTGGCGCACCTTGTTCTGGGTCAGGCACGGCCGGTCGCCGCGCGACATGAGCACCGCATCCGGCCACTGGTCGCGGTTGTAGGCGTCGCCATTGGCGAACCGGGCATCGAGCAGGGCATGCGCGCGGGCGTCCGACTCCCAGTCCTGGCACCGCTGGAAGCGCTCGCGCGCCTCCTTGATGATGTCCTCGTCGGTCTCGCCCTTGCGCGCCATTAGCGTGGCTGCCTGCGATTACAGCTCTTGAGAACGCAGTATTTTTCCCAGCCGGGCGGGCAGTCGCAGTTTGCCATGGTTCAGCGGGCTTTCGGTTTCGGCGCTGGCGCCTCGGCCCGCAGACGGACGACCTCGCCATGCAGGTCGTCGATCAGCTGCAGCGTCGCGGTATGGCCTTGCTCACGCAGGTCAAAAGCCGCCTTGCGAATGCGGTCATAGAAGCTGTCATGCTGGCGCACCGTCTGCGGGTCGAACACCGGCGGCGCGTCCGGGCCCGGGTGCTCGGTGCCTGGGGTCGGGCTGATCGGCGGGGCGTCAGACATCGCCCGCCTCCAGCTTCTGCACGCCGGCGTAGAGGTCGTCGATCAGCCGGTCGATCTCGATGTGGCCAAGTTCGCGCAGCGTAAAATGCGCCGCCTCGACGCGCGCGCCATAGGCGACGGCAGCTTCCACGCCGGAGGGGTCGGCGGTGTGGGTCGCAACGGCAGCCGGGTTCGGGTCGTCGGCCTCGGCCTCGGCGTTAAGGCGCAGGGCCTCGGCTCGATCAGCCTCAGCCTGCTGTTTCTTCGTGAGCGGGGTTTCCGTTGTGCCGGACATCGCTATGCTCCCATCCATCCTGAGTTATCGCCGAACCGGTAAAGCACCTGCTCCTGCGTCGGCTCCGGTTTCGGCGTTGAATCGCGGTAGCCAAGGCAGAGGTAGCGAAAACTGTCCGCACCATGGCTGGCGAAGTCGTGCACCGGCGTTGCCCGCCAGGTCTGCGCCGCCTCGTTCCATTCCCGCCGGTAGTTCCGCAGCGCCTTGATGCCGTCGACGCATTTCACCGCGTCGAACCAGCACAGCGGCAGCGCCATGCGCACCGCGTTGATGCCATCGGCCACACTCTGCGCCTGGACAATGCGGATCGGCGAGACGCCGAGCCCCTGCAGGGTCTCCCGCCTGCTGCGGCCAGAGCCGAGCTCCCTGACCTCCACGTCGTGCGGCAGCAGGTGCCGCTCGTAGCTGTAGGGGCGGGTGGCCAGCAGCTTGGCGTAGTGGTCGAGGCCGGCGCCAGAGTCCTCGATGTAGTCGATGATGCGCCACTGGCCGGCGCGGGTGATCTGGGCGAACCAGATCGCCGTGCTGTCGTCGATGCCGAGGTCCCAGCTGGTCCAGACCGGCAGCGCCGGGTCATACGGCACCGCGGTGATGCGGCCCTCGGTCTCCGCGGCCTGCAGCAGCTTGCCGTAGTAGCTGCCGCTGTTCGGCGCCTCGAACGAGCACATCATCTCCTGCGCGAACTCTTCCTCCGTCATCTCCTGCTTCAGCCGCGCGATCGCTGCCTCCGACAAGGCACCGGTCCTGGTGCAATCCAGCAGATAGGCGCTGTAGCCCGGCGTGGTGCGGGCCCGGTCGTAGGCGGCCTGCAGCAATCCGCGGCCTTTCGGGGTTCCCGAACGCAACAGCGACCCGTCGCGATCGGCTAGCATCGGTTCGATCACCAGCGGCACCATCGAAACCGGGGTGTCGTCGAACTCGTCGATGATCACCTCGTCGGCGTAACCGCCGCGCCAGCTGTCGGGATTGTCCGCCCCTCCGACCTGGTAGATCCCGCCATTCGGCAGCCGGATCGCGGCGTCCGACCGCTTGATAGTCGCCCCCGGTATCGCGTCGGCGGCCCGCATCACCTGGTCCCACAGGCCGGTGCGTTTCCACATCACGCCATAGGGCAGGATGTGGACGACCCGGGGCAGCGCCTTGCGCTCGGTCAGGCAGCGCTTGAGGCCGCGCCACATCAGCGCCGTGCTCTTGCCGGCCCGCCTATGAACGACGGCGACGATGCGCGGCGCCGGGTCGTTGATCAGCGGGACCTGCCAGGGCCGCGGCGCGAACGGCAGCGTGACCCGCTGGATGTGGCTCATTCAGGCGCGGCCGGCTTCGGCGCCGGCGGATCCGCCCAGCTGTATTCGACAGCGATCGGGCTGCCATCGATGCCGCCCACCTCCTGTGGCGGCTCTTTCCAGCCGGCGCGGACCTTGAGCCAGAAGATCATCGATATCGTGTCCCCGGCACGGGCCTTGTGGAACAGCGAGCCGGCAACCTGCGCGTTGGCCTCGATCGCGGCGGTCGCCAGTTCCTTACGGAAATACTTGCGCAGGGTCGGGCGGGTAATGCCGAGCACAGCGATGATCTGGTCCTGGGTGATGCCGTAGGCGGTCATGGCGCGCACAGTTTTGCGGTCCTGATCGTTCGGTTCGTAAGGCGGCCGGGCCATGGGGTCAGAGCGTCACCAGGCTGGCGGTAAAGATGTGTGCGCCACCAAAGGTTTCGGTGTGCTTCTTCACCAGCCGCTTGAGCAACGCAGGCTTGACGCCGGCCTTCTGCTGCAGATCAGCCACCAGCGCCGCGGTGTTCAGCCGGTCGGCCTGCGGCACGACCTTGAGGTTGATCGTCACGGTGGCACCCGCAAAGACGGTCTCCGACGTGCCCACGGGATAGGGATGCGTCAGGTGGTCAGGCAGCACGCCGCCGGTCACCGCCGCCTTCTTCGCCTTCTCGCGCCTGGCGTCGGCAAAGCGGCTGAGCAGCGAGGCAGACCAGTATTCCTCGGCCAGCCGGTCACGGGCGTTGCGCGATTCGTTCGGATAGCCGATGGCCGTGAAGGCCTCGGCGATGGCGTCGGTCACTCCGGCCGGTTTGGTCGTGTCAAGCGGCATGGCGGCTCCAGGGTTGACGGCGCAAACGCGGCCGTCACGGCGAAAATTCGTGTTGGCATTCCGGGCACGTGACGAACTTCTCGGTGCGGCGCTTGGGCGCGGGGGCAGGCAGTCCCGGGTCATCCAGCCGTTTGCTGATCTCATCAGCACTAAAGCCTGTCCAACCGACGTCAAAATCCTTGTCGTCACGCATCTCGCCGAGGTCGAAGTCCAGCAGGTCTCGGTCCCACGACCCGTCGATCGTGCTCTTGTTGTCCCAGATGATATAGGCGCGCCGCTGCTTCGCGCTGAGGTGACCAATATCGATGACCGGGGCGTACTCCATCTCCCGCTTGATCGCGGCCAGCCGCCGCCGGTGTCCGGCCAGGATATGGTTCCTGGCGCCGGCCACCAGGATAGGATTCGTCCAGCCGACTTCGCCGATGTGGCGGGCCAGCGCATCGACGGATTCGCGTGTGTGGATACGGGGGTTCCGTTCATTCGGGATCAGGCTGTCGACCCGCACTATCCGGTATTTCGGGAACGCCGGCTTCGCGCGCGTTTTTATAGGTGAAAAAAACTCCTGATCAGGCGCGCCGCCCGCCCCCGCCGCCCCCGGCGCTGCCGCTACGGGCGTAGCGGCATCCGTAGCTACCTTTGGCTTGTTGAGTGAGCCCTTCCGCCGGCCGCCGGTCTTTCTTCCCATTGCCATGTGTGTAAATACTCACGGTATATACTTCGGTCTATGCTGTCAGATACTTGGCGCTGCTATCGCCGGGCCGCGCATGCGAATAGCGCGTGGTGGTAGTCAGCGATGCGTGGCCGAGCGTCGTTTGCACCACGTGCACAGGAGCGCCGCGGTCGAGCGCGTGCGATGCGTGGGCATGGCGCAGCCAATGCGTGGATATCGAAACCGGCAGTTTCGCGCGCTGTGCGGCGTTCTTAACGATCCGATGGACCTGCATCGGCACCAACGCACCCCCCTTCTTCCGCGACCGGAAAAGCGGGTCGTCAGGACCGGCGCCGTTGCGGATTGCGACGACATGAGTCCAGAGCGCAGCCGGCAGCAGGATCACTCGCGTCTTGCCGCCTTTGCCGAACACCGTGATCTGGCCGGCATCGTCCCGCGTCACCGTGTCGCGCCAGCGCAGGCCGCAGACCTCGCTCACCCGAAGCCCGGCGCCATAGATCAGCCGGAGCAATGCTGCGTTGCGGGGATGACGCTCCAGCCTAAGCATGTGCTGCACGTCCGATTCGGTCATGATCCGCTCGGCCAGCGCGTCCTTGATGTGCGGCGTCTCGACAACGCCGCCGACGTCAAACGGGATGTAGCCGAGCCGGTGGGAGAAGCCGAGCAGCGACTTCACGGCGGAGAGGCGGCGGGCAATGGTCGACGGCGCCAGGTGCGCCAGCGTGGCAGCGAAGTCCTGCACGTCGCCGACAGTGATCGCGCGCAGCGACTTGTCGGTGAACCCGCGAAACGCCCGAATGTCGATCCTGTAGCCCGTTCGGGTCGCGGCGGACCGATAGCGCCCGATCCAGCGGGCGATCATGTCCTCGTCGCTGGATGCCTGCTGGACGACGGGAACGGCGGCGATGGTCTCGACGGCGCCGCTGATGATGATGTCCATGGGTCCGGTCTTAATGTTATTAAATGAGACTTGTATAACATTCAAAACGGCGGATTCACTCTATTTTCAAACCGCATCGACCGCAGCCCTCGGCACCGTCATCGGCACCGTCCGGCCGAGGATTTCGAGCAACAGTCTGACCCGCTTGGCGTCCGACCACTGGCAGATCCCGGTCAGGCCGACCATCGCGCCGGAGGCGAGCAGCACCGATGTGCCGCTCGGGATAGGTGTGACGCGGTCAGGCGCCGGGTCCGGCCCTGGATCATCGACCACGCCGCGCGCTGACGTCCGGCTGATGAAGTCCCCGACGACGGCGTCCGGCAGTGGCGATGGGCGTCCGGCGACGGAGCAAACAAGGCCGCCAACGCCGCTGGTGGACCGGATCGCACCCCAGGCGTCCCGATCGGCATCGAAGCGGATGAACAGATACCCCGGGAACAGGCTGCCAATGCTTTTCGTCCGAGGATCCATGCGCAACGGGAGATAGGCGTCGAAGCCCTGCTGGCTCAGCGCCAGATGTGCGCGCCGTTCGTCCCGCGGATGAGTCCAGGCGCAGAACCAGCGGGCGCCTGCACGGCTGCCGCTAGGCACGAAGGCACAAACTGACGCGCCCGCTGCCTGCATGGACTCTATTTGGCTCGCGTGTATCCCAAGCTGCAACGTTTATTTTTAGATCGTGGGTCAGGAAGGCGACGCAGAAGGCCTCCATTCGGCCCGTGCCACTATCTCGCGTTCCTGGATACGCTTTGCTTCAGCCAAACTCACCCGGTCGTCGGCGACGATGGCCTTGATCTCGCGGATGAGCGGCGGACTGCTAGATGGCACCACTGGCAGATGCCGCGCAGAGGTTGTTCCGTTGGCCGTTCGCGCCTTCGCCGGCTTTGGCGCCGGAGTTGGACCCATCAGCGCTTCCAGCGCGGATACCGCCGCCTTCAAGGCCGCTAGTGCTGGAGCCAACGATTGCGCCGCCGCCTTGTATTCCGCGGCGACCGAGCGTTGAGCCGCCTTGGCTTTGGCAACCTTGCGTTCAGCTGCCATTGCTTTCCGTGCCAGCGTCTTCAGCCCGGATGATGCGCTGCGTTCAGAGGCCGCGTTTACCCGCCGTCGCTCCACGTTGTAACCGCGCATGCACGACTTGCAGTAAAATGCCATGCCGTCCTTCGATACACGAAGACGGCCAAACTCGTTCAGCGGCCTGACCGTGTCGCACATCGGGCATCGTTTGGTAGAAGGTTCATCAGCCATTCGGGGGTGCTCCAGCACTCGGGTGGTCAGAGGTGAGTGCCGGCGTTTGAAGCACCGGCACTCCTTCGACCAATACCCCGAACGTCTGAAGTAAACAGCGCCGAACGCGTATGTCGATGCGCCGAGCCGCACCGTCGCATGTGCTAAAATTGCGGTCGGGTGAATCAATAATATGAAAAATATTTAGATAAAATTCTCAGACGAATTAGATCGCGCGTCATCTAGCGTCACGCCATGTTTCTATGCGTCGCGCGGTCGCTCAGCGGCGCCGATAAGGTCCGGTGAACAGATCGCCGAGCGCGCGGCGCATTAGGTAAGTAAGCCTAGACAGCGCAGCTCAGGCCGGATCGGCATCGCTGGACCAGCGCACGCCGCCCTCGACCGGCAGGCGCAGCACGCCCGCCTCCAGCTGCGCCAGGACCGCATGCAGCAGCGGCACCAGGTCAGCCGCGGCGGCGTTGGAATACAGAATGTGGACCTCCGGCGGGTCGGCAGGATCGAACGCCACCAGGACGCCCTTGATGACCCCCAGCGCCTCGATGCCCTCGATCGCCTCCTTGGCGATGTCGTCGACGTCGTAATCCGGCAGCGGAGGGGCCGCGCCGAAAAACAGCCGGTCCGGTTCAGTGGCCACGGTAGCGCTCCGGCCGAATGCGCTGGCCATGCAGCAGCGGGCACCAGTCCTCATAGCCGGCCGGCGTCAGATCCACCGCTTCGTCGAACGACCAGGCCTCCACCCGACGCAGCGCGGCTTCCAGCGCCTCCGCCTTGGCCTTCCAGTATTCCAGCGTCTCCACAACCCCTCCCTCTATCGGCTAATGACCTGCAACTCGGCCGCCCAGCGCAACACCCGGCGCGTCCAGCACTGCACCACGTAGCGAACCACCGCCGAGCGCGCGGCGCAGGCGGTGCGCGGATAAACCACCCGCGCCGACCGCACCTGGCCGCCAGGCGGCACCACCTCGATCACCACGCCCTCCTCGGTCATGTCCTTCCTGGACCTGCCGCCGGAAGGCGACGTCAGAACCGAGGTGCCGAGGTCGATCCCGACGGGAGGCGTATTGGCCTTCAGGAACTCCTCCAGGGACAGCGGCCGGCGGCCGGGCAGAGCCGTGACGTCTTTTTCGGCCAGCCCCGCGGCCGCGGCGCGGAGGGCGATCACGTCAGGCGCCGGGGTCGGTTATTCCTTCCTCACACTCAAACAGGCGCGCCTCGAAAGCGGACGGGTTAGAAGCCAGAAGCGTGAAGTCCGGAGGCTTTAGGGGAGCCGGGCAGCCCGCCTTGTTCCAGGCGTCGTCATACTCGATCCATCGGTCGGCCAGAGGCTGCACGCCCGAGCTGATCGCCGCCTTGAAGGCCGCGAGGTTCCCGGGAAATGGGTATTTGTGCATGTCCTTCCGCCATCGCTCGCAGGAGGGTTTCAGCATGGCCTGAATCGCCTGGTCGGCATCGGACATCGTCGGCCGTGCTGGCGATCCCGCAGGGGGAGCGGCCCCCGACGGCCGGACAGCTGCCCTCATAGCCTCGCCCATCGCTCGGTCGAAGTAAGCCAGCGACGTCGGCCGTGTGCCATTCGGCCTGGAAACGACGGTTTCGATCACCGCCCGCATCGTGGCCGCTGGCTCCCCCTTCTCGAGCCATCCCTGGACGGCCCGCAGGTCCTTGGGGTTCGGGTGGCGCCCTAGCCTGGCCAGCTCCACCAGCTCGGCGACCAGGTTGACGAGGTCGTCGTCGGGTCGTTTCGGTTTAATTTCATCTGCGCCGGAGGGGTTTTCCGAACGCATATTTAATTCGCCAAAACGCATATTTAATTCCCCGTCGCCCGCGCGGCTAACAGTGCTGCTGCTGATGCTAATAGATTGATCTTCCTTAGCATTAGCAGCAGCAGCAGCCGTGCCCACGCACGCGACCCCGGGAATTGAATCTGCGATTTTATCTGCGCCGGAGGGAATTAAATCTGCGGTGCGACGCATATTTAATTCCCCGCCGGAGGGGTTTTTATCTGCGAAACGCAGATTTAATTCGCCGTCGTCAGAGGCGGACAGGCGCCCCCCTGGAAACGAATGGAGCATCGCGCCCTGGCGCCGGTCATCGTCGCTGGCTTGTGGCTTGGGCGTCGGTTTGCGCGGTTTGCTGTTCGTCGGCGTCAGGCGCAAACGGGGATGACCCTGTGGTATCCCGATATCGACGCCGCCGATGTCGATCAGGCGCCCCCGGGCGATCAGCTTCGTCAGCCACCCCTCGACATCGATCTTGTCGCCGGCACAAAAATGGCCGGCGCCGACCAGCAGGGCCAGATCCGCGCGCGTCCGGAACCGGCAACCCTCCTCGCCGATCTGGAGACGGAACCCGTCCCCGGTTTCATGGATGGCGACGAGAACCCTGATCCAGAAATCGTTCTCGGCTACGCCCAGCGTCATGGTGGGCTGATCTTCGATGAAGTCCCATGCCCGGGACACTACCGTTCGCCGTGACAGCGGTCGCGGCGGTTGCGGCAGAGTGTCCTCGCCCGGCTCAGGCTCGCTGTCCTTCGCGGCGCCGCCGATCAGCGAACGCACGTACGCCGGCACGCGGTCCTCGAGCTCCGCGATCGTCGCTATGGAGATGCCCTTTGCGTGCATCGCGCGGACCCTGCGCTGGCGCTCCAGCGTCGCCTCGGATATTCCGGGCGGCCGACCGGGACCGGCGTTCGTCGCCGACATCAGAACTCAGCCCAGCCGGCCGCGTTCACGGAAACGTCGGGAAACATTAATTCGCCAGCAATAGACGGGAGAGGAAATGTTGTGTATAGATTGTGACGCATTTGGATTTACTCTTTTTGCCCCCAGTTGTTCTAGCAACTGGGGGTTGTTTATTTATGTGCCAGCAGTGAAATGACAACGACACGAAAGTCGTAGTCACTGACGCGATGTTTCGCCGAAAGGGGGCTCACGCTGCATCCTCCATTTGTCGAACCCCCACCGAGGGAGGCAAATCTATAGGTTGTGCTCGAGAGAGCAGCGCAGCTTGGGCGACGGCGCAGTGCTGAGGGGACACCTCGCCGGCCGAAGAGCCGTCAAGGTTCAAACGTTGACCGCCCGCTGCGACAGCGGCGACATAGGCAGGCTGGGAGGTCCACCAGTCCAGCAGGCGCTTGGCCCGCTTGGTGCCCAGCAGCTGCCCGAGGCGGCCGGACTTATGGATGTGGATCGCAAGCGGCACAGGATGGTCGGGGTCGAACAGCGCCGGGTACCGCTCGCGGCACAGTGCCAGATCGGCGACGCGCCAGGCGATGCGCTGGCGTTCAGCGGCAGCCTCGACCGCGCCAGGCGTCGGTGAGCCGGGCGGCAGCAGGACGACAGGGCCGCGGTCGCGCTTGGTCGGAGGTTTCGCCGGGGGCAGTGCGGAAGGATTGCTTGCGCACTGCGGTTCGGCTGGCGGTGGCTTTGGGGCCTGGGGAGACTTGATCGCCGCGACCATGGCCGCGACCTTCGGCGGCGCCGGCTTGGACAGCAACAGAGTGCCGCCGAAGCGACTCGGGCGTGGGCCGGCGCTCGCGTCGCCCGCGGACATCAGGCGGCTTCTTCTTGCTGCGGTTCGGAGATACGGGACTTCGCAGAGGAGCGCTTCGCCTTCGGCTTTTGCGACGCCTTGGCTGTATTCAGTTTGCGTATCTTTGGCTCAGGAGCCGAATACAAATCGGGCCGAATCTCAGTCCCAGGAATCCCGGTTAGCGCTTCAATCCGAGGTATGTGTCTAGCGGGCACGCGCGACCATTGTGTTACCGCAGAAGCGACGACGCCGAGATACATGGCGAGCCGGGCCGGGCCGCCCGATTTTTCTAACACACGTATGAGTGCTGGATCGTAATTTGGCATAGCTTGAATGACTTGCAGGAATTCTGCATAAAGTCAACGATCAATCTTCTGCATCGCAGAAAATCTGCACGTAGTCGATCATGACGTCGTGTCAGAAACGCTATACAAAGCACAGGTTGGCCGACGGCTGCGGGCCGCCATAGAAGCGCTAGGCCTCTCTCAAGCGGAAGTTGCGAGTAGGCTGAACACAGCGCCGAGTAAGCTTGGAAACTGGCTCCGTGGCGATAACTATCCTGCGGCTTGGTTTGTGAAGCAGTTCTGCGACAGATACGGCATCACAACAGACTGGCTCTACCGAGGTACCGTAGTAGGTATCGATTCGTCCCTGGCAGATATTCTTTGGAAGTCGGAACAGGCCGCCTTGCAAAAGGACGTCGAGGCGGCGCGAGACCTTCACGTCAAACCTGAACCACCCCCCAACCCGCGCCCCAAGCGCCGCGCCGCCGGCTGCATCGTGCCGATGGCCCGGGTGCGAGGACGGTGAAATCCAACCAAGGAGAGAACGATGGCTGATGACTAGCTTATATTGACGCCCGATAATCTTGGCTTCGCGATCATAAACCCGGATCGCGATGTTCTCGTGACCCTGGATATGGGCCAGTGGGCTGAGTTCGTTGAACGTCCCGTCGCAATACGAATGACTCCCACCGAAGCTCGCACAATTGCTGCGATGTTAGCCAGAAAGGCTGACGAGGCTGAAGCGAAACCCACTCCAAATCCGTAATCGCAAACTCCATGCTGCCCACCCGCGCTCCATCTGCTGGCCGCGACGGTAGCACGGATCAGGGCGCTGCGATGATCGCCCGGGTGCGGGGACGGTGATCGAAACCCAACGAAGGAGAAAACCAATGGCAACTCAACCCCAACAGCCACCGGCAGCGCGCAAGACGTGGATGCCGCTTATGTCAATGCCGTCGGCTCCGGCGAGCGCCGACGAACGCCAGATTCATGCCCTGGAGTACATCGCGCTCTATCTAGATCGGATAGAATCACACTTGGAACGTATCGCAAGTTCGGCCGCTGGTGGCACGCAGCTTAATGCACAGATTGCGGTCGCGGCTTCATCGATTGCGGCTGTTCTCCAGAAACAGAACCCGTAAGACCGAGCGCCATAACTTCGTCGTCGGATAGGGTGTCCCAACACTCTAGGATCTCCACCGCCTGACCCGCACTGAATCCATGGGTCATGAACGTTATCGGTCGCGGCTTGGGGAAGGAGTTCTTGCTCATGCCGCGAAGGTAGCACGGATCAGGGGGTCGTCAGGACTTGATCGATCCATCCAGCGGGAGAGGGTGGGGCATCACGTTTTCAATGTCCCACCCGCACGAGCGCAACCACGGCGCCGATGATCACGACCGTCTGTATGCCGATTGCGCTGACCATCCATTTGAGGATTTCCGCCTTGGTCTCTGCCAGGTCAGTCTTGGCGCCAGCCAGGCCGAGCTGAAGATCAGCTTTTATGGCAGCCGAGGAAGCCTGAAGGTCCGCCTTCGTGGCTGCCAGCACATCCTGAAGATCCGGCTTCGTGGCCAGGGTGGACAAATCGACGCTTTGAGCGTCGCGCACCACGCGGGTCAAGGCCTCGGCCTGCTCATCGGTGAACCCGGCCGCCTTCAGCCCCTTCACCACCTCAAGCGTATCTAAGGGCATTCTGTCAGCCATCCAGTCTCTCCGCTCATGCCGACAGCTTAGCAGGGTGGGGCATCATGGCGGCTTAACCTAACGCGCCGACCTTCGCGGCGACACGAAGCAACAGAAGCAACGTTGGCCCCGTGATAGCGAACAGCAGCCCCAACTGCCATTTGAGCACGCGGATGTCAGATCGAACGGCCGCGAATTGCGGTTCAAGCGTTGCCATGGCCTCCGCAGCCTTCGTCGCCTTATCCTCGGCTACGCCGATGCTCCGAAGCGCATCATAGATCTCCACCACCATCGTCGCCATCACCGCCTCCGCCATCCATGCCGCTATCATAGCAGGAAAACTGCGTTCAAGCTAAATGCAGTTTATCTGCATTTCTTCCTTGCGGTATGCAGATAAACTGCATATAGTCCCTCCATCGAGCCACCCCGGCGCCGATGAGAGGACCCACGATGCCATCCAGCCCCCCGCCGCCGGTCGGTGCACTGACGGCACTCTACGTGGCCTGCGAGCGGCTCGACCGATCGATTGCCGCACTGACCAGGTTGCGGTCCAGCGGTTTGCCGTCGCCACAACGCATTGACGAGCGTCTCGACGAAACCACAACGAAACTGCACCGCGCGCGGACATCGCTCGAGGTGGAAATCCGACATGCGGAGGACCGGATCTTGGAACAGGAAATCTATCTCGGAGACGGCGTCTATGCCGCGTTCAAGGAGGGCCAGATCCGCATCTGCGGTCCTCATGCCGATCACGACAGCGTCGTGTTCCTCGAACCCTTGGTGTTCGCTGCCTTGGTTGATTTCGGCAAGCGCTGCCTTTCTAACCTGACAGTCGAAGGTGCGTCGCTATGACGCTGTCGCAAATCCATTTTACCAACCACACCGGCACTGAGACGTTCGCCATTGTCGGATCTGCCGGCGGAATCGCACTCTATTCCTGTCACCATGGCGGCGGCGCTCCCATTACGATCGAAATCCCTGACGCCGTTACGCCTTGGTTGATCACAGCGCTGTCGCGAAGGCTGGCGGCGGACCTGCCTCAGCAGGCCACAGTCGCCGCGCAGCTTCGCGCGATTGCCGCGGATCAGGCGCCGGCGGCATGGGCCAGCCTTAATCTCGTCGCCTGCACGGTCGGTCGGATGGAACGCACGCTCGACGAGTTGGTGGAGAATGCGAAGGCGGACTGGTGCATGGTCGAGCGCGCGCGGCCTGGACGGCCCGGGCGGACCTGATGCGCGGCAAGCGGCGCACCTATCCCTGGCAACCCCTGACCATGACCTGGGCGGAGGTTGCCGAGGTCGCGTTTCGTCGGCCGGAAACCTGGTTGCGCGACAATTTTCCCGCCGATTTCCCACGCCCTGATCCGACTTACGACCTGTTTTCAACCCAAGCGGTGGCGATATGGGTGCGCCACCGGTACGGGCTTGTCAGTCCGGGCGGAGATCCGCACGATGCAGAAGAGATCCTCATCCGGCGAGCCAATGGGCAAGGTCAAGGTCCGCTACCTGATCGAACGCCGCCGAAAAAACGGCTTGGCCCGGTATTGGTGGCCGACTCCGAAGCTCCGACGGGCCGGATTCCTCCCGCGAAGGCTTGACGACGATCCGGCAGAGGCAGTGCGGCAGGCCGAGACGCTGAACGCCGAACTGGATGCCTGGTATCGCGGTGACCTGTCCGCCCGGCCGTCCACCATTCCGGATGGATTGCGCGCTCTCGACGATCTTTTCCAGCGGGACGACTGGTTCCTCGACATGGGCCCTCGAACCCAGCGCGACTATCTCTACAACATCAAGTCGGCTCTGGAATGGGCTGAAGACGTTCCCGTCCGGCAGATCACGAGCAAGGCCGTGCGAACCTGGTATCGTGCCCAGCGCGACGCAAATGGCGCGGCGACTTCGCGCAATCGTTTCGCCGCGTTGCGCCGTCTGCTGGCTTTTGGGAAGGTCGAAGGATGGCTCGCGGAGAATCCAGCGGCCGGACTGCGCGTCAGGGCTCCTCAAAGCCGGTCCCGGATCTGGACCCCCGCCGAGCGGGACACGTTCTGCCTCGCGGCAATCGAAGCCGGCCGGCCCTCCATGGCGCTGGCAGTGATGTTGGGCTGGTGTCTCGGCCAGCGGCCGGCGGACCTGCGCACGATGGCCTGGACGGCATATGATGGGCACACCGTCCGGATCAGGCAGGCCAAGACCGACAAGGCCGTGGGCATCCCGGTGCTGCCCGAGTTGAAGGTGCTGTTGGAGGCGACTGATCGAAAGTCGACGCAGATGGTGGTCTCGGAGAACACTGGGCGCCCTTACAAAGAGTCGGATTTCCAGCACACGTTCGCGGAGATCAGGGACCAGGCGGGGCTGCCGAAGGACCTGCAGTATCGCGATCTGCGCCGGACGCTCGCGACCGCCCTCGGCGCCGCCGGCTGCACGGATGACCAGATCAGGTCGATTACCGGTCACCGGACCCGCGAAGTTCTGCAGGTGTACGTCCGGCCTGACGATACGTTTGCCAAAGGCGCCATGGGGCGTTTACAACGCGCGAGCCGGCAGCGAAAATAGCGGTGCGGGCGAACGGCAGTTGAACGGATTTGCCAAAGCGTTCAACTTTTTCGTTCAACTCAAAAGTGGCGTTGCGTAAATTAAACTTTGAAAATCAGGTAGTTGCCGGGTTAGCACAGCGGTAGTGCAGCGGTTTTGTAAACCGAAGGTCGGGGGTTCAAGTCCCTCACCCGGCACCAGCCACATAGATACCCGAACGAACCGGCCCGCAGCCGGCCTGATTGGTCCGCCGATCGAGCTGCATCGAACCCCCCCGACCCACCCAGGCCCGCTGAGGACATCGTGCCCGAGACTTACAGCCAAGCTCTCCGAACGACATTCCGCTAACAAGGCCACCGTACACCGCCCCGTTGCTCCCAACGCCCAGATCCTGACCTGCGTCGGCCCGACGCAGACACAGGGCCACCGGAACCGGCCCCGCCCGACGCCGGAACCTGCCGCAAGCGCTGCGCGCCAAGCACGGCCTCAATCAATCCACGGCGGCAAGCCTCGCCAACGCGGCACCTCCGTCGACAGGAAACATATTTGCATCAACCCGTGAAGAAAATCACCCTCACCCAGTAACACTCTTGCCCCTATGCAATGGTTACGGCACTAACCGCCAGGGACCCAACAAGTCGACAGGCAGAATCAGCGGTCCCGAAGACACGCCCGGTGGAGGAAAACAATGCAACCAAACCGCCCCATGCGCATCACCCGCGCCGCGACCGCCATCGCCGCGGTTGCCCTCGCCACACAGGCCCTCGCGCCCCAGGCCCTCGTACCCCAGGCCCGGGCCTCCAGCTTCGAACTGCGCGAAGGCAGCGCCGACTGGATGGCCAACGCCTTCGCCGGCGACACCGCGAAGGCCTACGACGCCGCCACCGTCTGGTCCAACCCGGCCGGCATGGTCCGGCTCGACAACAGCGAGATCGACGCCGCGGTCAACGGCATCTTCCCCAGCATCACCTTCTCCGGTGTCAACCTCGTCGGACCCGGCCGGCAAACCCCGGGAACCACCAGCGGCAACCTGATCCAGGCCGCCGCCACCGGCGGCGCCTACGGCGTCTGGAGCGTCACCCCCGATTTCAAGGTCGGCTTCGCCTCCGACACCCCGTTCGCCCAGCGCGTCACCAATCCCG